AAATCGATCGGTTTATCTCCCCAAGCACCATTAATTGAAAAATAGGTGTAACTTGCAGCCCAGCCAAGCACAACGAGAAGGAAGTGCAATTCCGCCTAGCTTAAAAATCACGCTATCAAACGGCTTGATTGTGGAGCGAAGTGGTAAGAACAGCACTCTCAAGGTCATTGACCCAAGTGGCAACAAGGCTGGTCAAAACTTGCTGGATAGCTTTGTGGAAGAACTAGCTATCAACTTACCAAAATTCATGGAGCAGACCAGCAAAGAAAAGGCTAAAACTCTGTTACAAATCATCGGAGTTGGCCCGCAGTTGGCTGAACTGGAAATGCAAGAAAAGGCCAAGTATGACGAGCGCCACGCAATCGGTGTGATTGCTGACCAAAAGGAGAAGTTCGCAAAAGAACAACCTTACTATCCTGACGCACCTAAAGAATTGGTCTCTATCTCTGAACTTATCCAACAACAACAGGCTATCCTTGCTACGAACGGCGAGAATGCTCGCAAACGTCAGAATTTGGTATCTATCCAAAATCAACATGCTTCAGCAACTGCAGAGATTGAACGATTGGAGCAATTGCTGGCCGATGCCAAAGAAAAAGAAAGTCAGTTAGCTCAAGACTTGGCTATCGCGAATACCGATGCTATGGATCTTCTCGATGAATCAACTGAGGAGATTGAAAACAACATCGCAGAGATTGACGAAATCAATCGTAAAGTGCGTGCTAATATGGACAAGGATAAAGCAGAAGAAGATGCCAAGGGTTATCGCGAGCAATATCGTGAATTAGACCTTGTTATTGCTGACATCCGCAAGCAGAAGACGGACTTGCTCACAAACGCAGATTTACCGTTACCTGGCTTATCCGTGGATGATGGCGAACTGCTCTACCTCGGTCAGCGCTGGGATAACATGTCTGGTAGTCAGCAACTACAGGTGGCGACTGCAATCGTGCGTAAATTGAAACCAGAGTGTGGCTTTGTGTTGATTGACAAGCTGGAGCAAATGGACCAGTTGACTCTACAAGAATTTGGTTCATGGCTTGAGCAGGAAGGATTGCAAGCAATCGCAACTCGTGTATCAACAGGAGATGAATGTAGCATCCTGATTGAAGACGGGTATAGTGTTAAACCAGAGGTGGCACAGGCTCCCCAAACATGGCAAGGTGGATTTTAGAAAGGAGATATAATGCTACCAGAATATGAAAAACAACGAATAGAAAAAGAAATTCAAGACTCAAAGGAAGACCCTATTCAAATTCTTATGATACAAAAAATCAAAGAACTTACAAAAGAGGTAGCTGTTTTAGCTTCTAGAGATGCTACTACTTGGGCAGATGCTATTCAGCGAATTGATAAGGCGATTAAATGGGTTGAACCTGATTATAAAAATGAAGTTGAAGTTATTGGTGGATTAGCGAAAAAACATTTGAAACTAATTGCTATCCATACAAACATCGATCAAAGAAGGGAAAAACTAAATGCAAATCACTAGAGGAAAACGAGCGCGAGCTCAAAAAGTAGTTATATACGGTCCTGAAGGAATTGGCAAGTCCACGTTTGCTGCTGAATTTCCAAATGCTGTCTTCATCGATACGGAAGGTTCGACAGATAACATGGATGTGGCACGGTTAGACAAGCCGACCAGCTGGAGCATGCTCATCAATGAGATTGCTTTTATTAAGGCAAATCCGACTGAGTGCGGGACGCTTGTCATTGATACAATCGACTGGGCAGAAGCTTTGGCAGTTAATTACATCTGCTCGCAACATGGCAAGCAAGGGATTGAAGATTTTGGCTGGGGCAAGGGGTACACTTATGTCCAAGAAGAGATGGGACGTTTCTTGAATAACTTGTCTGACTTGGTAGATATGGGTATCAACGTGGTATTAACTGCGCACGCTCAGATTAAGAAATTCGAACAACCTGATGAAATGGGTTCCTATGATCGGTACGAGTTGAAGCTTGGTCAAAAGACAGGGTCTAAAACCGCACCGCTTGTAAAAGAATGGGCAGACATGGTTCTATTTGCCAATTACAAGACCTTGGTCATGACGACCGACAACGGCAAGAAGAAGGCTCAAGGCGGTGAGCGTGTGATGTATACTAATCATCGACCGGCTTGGGATGCTAAGAACCGACATAGATTGCCTGACGAAATGCCATTTCATTACGCTGGAATCGCTCATATCTTTGCGAGTCAACAAACGCAACCTATTCCACAAAAAACTCCAGTAGCTCCAGCACCTCAGCAGACCGTACAACAAACCCCTGAGCAAGTTCAAGAAGAATTGCCTCTCGATATGTCGCAGGTAGCCGAAAAACCTCAAAATGAAGCTCCTAGCACGCCACAGACACCACCTGAGCAATATCACACGAACTTGCCAAAGAGTTTGACAGACCTCATGGCGCAAGGGAACGTGACAGAAGAAGAACTTCAAAAAGTCGCTTACATTCGCGGGCATTTTCCACTAGGGACTCCTATTGAAAGCTTCCCGACGGATTACTGGGATATGATTGTCGCTCATTGGCCAGCAACTGTGGAAGTTATTGAAAATCAAGTTAGAAAAGAACCAGAATTGCCCTTCACGGTGTAGATTTTGGGAATTAGAAATTATTGCAAGATATAACAAGAGGTATTTATGAAAGATAAAACAATTAAAATCGACTTATCGAAAATTGCGAATACAGCCTTACAAGAGAAGGTTGATAAAGAGTTAGAAAAAGTCCTTGATAACATCCTGGATCCAAATACGGAAGCTAAGGCAACTCGTAAGGTTACTATCACGCTAACGATGTCAACAGATGATGAACGTACTGTCGTTAAGACAGGTATGGAAGTCAAATCTACTTTGGCACCGCAGAAAGGTGTCGCAACAACTGTCATTGTCGGTCGTGATGATGCTGGTAAAATCCACGCTAATGAACTTAAAAGTGGTATCCCTGGTCAAACCTACTTTGATGACAATGGTGATATGAGAACAGATACTGGGGAACTTATCGAAAAAGTCGAACAACAAAATACAAATATTATTGATTACAACAAAAAGAAAGCAGGTAACTAACCATGACAGAAAATCTTAAAGAAGCATTATCTTATGCAGTTGAATTAGCAGAAAAAGAAAATAAAATTATTTCTTCATCAAACGGAAAGGAATATTTTGACATCAATAAGCATGACTTCAGAGAGCTTAGACCTCGCAAATATGCGCCGATTCTTGAGCTTCAAACACTCAAAAGTTTAGTTGACTATCTCAAGTCAGATAACGATTTTATCGGTAGCCGTAGACTTGTAGTGGTGGTAGAAAGTTATCAAAGAGTTTCTGTGTATGATCAAGTCGATGTTGAATATGGCAAACGTCCTCAACTTGTATCTGTAAAGGCATCTGTTCCAGTTATTCCCTTTAGTAATTGGTGTAATCAGGAAGAGTTTAATATTATGTTGCAATCTATGTTTATCAATGATGCAGATCGCAATCTAGTTTTAGATTTTGCTAGTCACTTAAAAATCGAAAAAGGAGCAGAGGCTCAAGATAACGGCGTTACACAAACGGTGACTGTTCGTGATGGTGTAGCAAGTCTAGCACAGGCTAAGACTCCAAATCCAGTAACCTTACGACCATATCGTACCTTCAACGAAGTAGAACAACCAGCAAGTCAGTTTGTGTTCAGAGTTAACAAATCAGCAAATCTAGCTCTCTTTGAAGCGGACGGCGGCAAATGGAAATTAGATGCTGTTAAAAACATCTCAGATTATTTAAAAACAGAACTTGCAAACAACGATAAAATCACAATTTTAGCATAAGGAGAAAAACAACATGACACAACAACAATACAACAACTTTGATCGCGAATTCGGATGGGAAGACACTATTGAAAAAGACTCGGAATACGTCCTACTACCTGACGGTTTATATCACTTTACAGTAATTGGTATGGAACGCACACGCCACACGCCAAATCCGCAAAATCCCGGAAAATTGCCGGCGTGTAACAAGGCTATTGTCAGTATCAAGATTGTAGCTAACGAAGGTGAAACTGAACTGCGCCACAACTTATTCCTGCACAGCTCAACCGAAGGAATGCTATCTGCTTTCTTTGCTGCAATTGGCCAAAAGAAAAAAGGCGAACCACTTCGCATGAACTGGAATACCATAATCGGTGCAAGTGGTGTATGTAAAGTCGGAACTCGACAATACAAGGAAAATAATTATAACGAAGTTAAGTCCATGCTCTATCCTGAAGATGTTGATTACACAAAAGTATTGAATCAAAAACCAGGGCAAGCTGCACAAACAAGCTATCAACAACCACAGCAGCCGAATTTTGCGCAACAACCACAAGGACAAGCTGGATACCAAGCTGGGCAATTCTAGGAGGTAAGGGATGCAATTAAGACCTTATCAACAGGAAGCACGGGAAGCTGTTCAAGCTGAATGGGCTAAAGGTCGCAAGCGCACGCTCTTAGTACTGCCAACAGGATGTGGAAAAACTATTGTTTTTTCCAAAATTATCGAAGATCAAGTGAGAGAGGGCAAGCGTGTACTTGTCCTTGCTCATAGGTCTGAATTGTTAGAGCAGGCTAGCGACAAGCTCAAGACTGCAACAGGACTTGGTACGGCCTTAGAGAAAGCAGAGAATACTTCTATTGGTTCTTGGTATCGAGTAGTCGTCGGATCAGTCCAGACCATGCAGAGAGAGAAACGATTACGACAGTTTCCGTCCGACTGGTTCGATACAATTGTAGTCGACGAAGCGCACCATGCTATTTCAGATGGCTACCAACGTGTACTTGGTTATTTTGAGCAGTCGGATGTGCTGGGTGTTACTGCCACACCAGACCGTGGAGATATGAAAAACCTTGGTTCTTACTTCGATAGCCTCGCTTATGAATATTCGTTGGTACAAGCTATCAAAGAAGGCTACTTATCTAAAATCAAGGCTTTGACAATTCCGCTAAGTTTGGATTTATCAAACGTCAGCATGTCGGCAGGTGATTTCAAGGCGAGCGATGTCGGAACAGCATTAGATCCATATCTTGAGCAGATAGCAGATGAAATGGTCAAGCAATGTGCAGACCGCAAGACGGTTGTATTCTTGCCATTGGTAAAGACCTCGCAGAAGTTTCGCGATATCCTAAACGCAAAAGGATTTCGTGCTGCTGAAGTCAATGGAGAGTCCAAGGACCGTGCCGAAATTTTAGAAGATTTTGAAAAAGACCGCTACAATGTGCTTTGTAATTCGATGTTATTGACTGAAGGGTGGGATTGTCCATCAGTAGACTGTGTAGTTGTGCTAAGACCTACTAAGGTACGTGCCTTATATAGCCAGATGGTGGGGCGTGGTACTCGTTTGCATCAAGGAAAAGAAGAACTACTCTTACTGGATTTTCTTTGGCATACTGAACGACACGAGCTATGCCGACCAGCTCACTTGATTTGTGAAACTCCAGAAGTAGCTCAAAAAATGGTTGAGAACATGGAAGAGCAAACTGGTGTCATGCTTGACCTTGAAGATATGGAAGTCAAGGCAACAGAGGACGTAGTAGCTCAACGTGAAGAAGCATTGGCCAAACAATTGGAAGAAATGCGCAAGCGTAAACGCAAACTAGTAGATCCGTTGCAATTTGAAATGTCTATCCATGCTGAGGACTTGTCGAATTACGTGCCATCATTTGGAATAGAAATGGAACCTCCAACAGCGAACCAGCTTAGTACATTAGAAAAATTTGGCATTCACACTGATGAAATCGGTAATTTCGGAAAAGCTAGCAAGCTACTAGATAGGCTTCAGAAAAGACAAAAAGAAGGATTAACCACGCCTAAACAAATAAGGTTATTAGAAAGATATGGTTTTAGAGACGTAGGAATGTGGCCATTCGAAGAAGCTAAAAATATGATTAATCGCATAGCAGCTAATGGTTGGAGAGTTCCGACAAGCGTGCGACCAGCTGAATATGTACTAAATTAAGAAGGAGGAGATAGTGGCAGAGAATGATTTTAATTTGTTGCCGTTGCTGGATTACATCAATCCTGCCACGGTAGATTATCAGACGTGGGTCAATGTCGGTATGGCTCTTAAACATGAAGGATATACAGCATCCGACTGGGATAATTGGTCACAAAACGATAGCCGGTACAAGAAATTTGAATGCTTCAAGAAATGGGATACTTTCAATGAACAAGCAGGAACTATTGTGACTGGTGCGACGATTACTCAACTTGCTAAAGAAAATGGCTGGGTGTCGCAATCTAGCTACGATAGCGAGAACGCGCATGAGTTCGGCTGGACCGATATAATAGACCGCGATTATCATGTCATTGATAAAGACTGGATTGAAGGTAAGGAGATTCATGAGCCAACTATTTGGAACCCGGTTCAGGAGATTATCAAATACCTTGAAACGCTTTTTGAAGCTGGCGAAAATGTTGGGTACGTTACTGAATGCTATCCAAAGACCGATGACAAAACAGGCGAGATTGTCAAATGGTTACCAACCAAAGGAGCTTACGACCGTACAGCTGGTGAGTTGATTCAGCTCTTACAAGAATGTAATGGCGACATCGGCTCAGTGCTAGGTGACTATCACGAAGAAGCTGGTGCATGGGTTCGATTTAATCCTATGGATGGAAAAGGCGCTAAAAATGAAAACGTGACAGATTTCAGATATGCCCTGGTCGAATCCGACAGCATGCCAATCGATAAGCAAAATGCTATCTACAAAGAACTTGAATTACCGATTGTTGCCTTGGTGCATAGCGGAAACAAGTCACTACATGCCATCGTCAAAGTAGATGCTAAGAACTACGAAGAATACCGTAATCGAGTAGATTACCTTTATAAGATTTGTCAAAAAAACGGAATCATCGTTGATACACAAAATCGAAATCCAAGTAGACTATCACGCATGCCGGGATTTATCCGTAATGGACAGAAGCAATTCTTGGTAGATACGAATATTGGTAAGACCGATTGGGATGAATGGTATCAATACATCGAAGATTTGAACGATGATTTACCTGATCCTGAAGGATTGGCCGACAGTTGGGATAATTTGCCAGAATTGGCGCCTGAGCTGATTAAAGGCGTGCTTCGTCAAGGTCACAAGATGCTGATTGCTGGACCGTCTAAGGCTGGTAAGTCATTCGCATTAATAGAGATGTCGATTGCAATTGCAGAGGGTAAGAATTGGCTCGGCTGGGATTGTACCCAAGGACGTGTGTTATACGTTAACCTGGAACTAGATAGACCATCCGCCTTACACCGTTTCCGTGATGTTTATCAAGCGATGAGATTGCCACCACAAAACATCAGTAACATTGATATCTGGAACCTTCGTGGGAAGACTGTACCGATGGACAAGCTAGCGCCTAAACTTATTCGTCGAGCTTTGAAGAAAAATTACATCGCAGTCATCATTGACCCGATTTACAAGGTCCTGACCGGTGACGAGAACAGTGCAGACCAGATGGCACATTTTACGAATCAATTCGATAAAGTAGCGACAGAG